CCCTAAGGGGCATCAAGAAAGTCAGCGATGACTTCTTGCGATCACTCCAATCATCTAATCTAAGACATGCAGTGCATAGTCTTTTGATTATTTGATTTTGGATAACCATGAAAGGATGGATAGCTTATGTTAGTTGGCCCTAAGTCAAGAGTCCGTTCCAGAGTACGGGGTCTGACTGTTCAGAAACCCGTTTCTCTGGGAACTCTTGAGGTTTGGAGTTCTTCACAGAACCAATGGATTTTGAGGAGTGATTCCTCATATGTCCCTGAAGCCGACTTTGAGTCCGCAGAGCTGATCATAGATGAAATACATCCTGGTCCGCCCTATAAGACTGGAGGTCCCTTCGCCAAACTTACGCTTAAGGCTGAATATCCCCTAATGGGGAATTTCATGTCGGGAACGAAAGAGTCATGGGCGCCTTATATAGACGGCCTCTCTTATCGGTACAGAGGTGGTCACAGACCACCAGCAAAGAACCTATTTGGTGTCGAAGCAGGTTGGGACTTTTCAAATCCCGATCTCCTCGATCCCACTTTGGCTATTTGTCAAAATCTGTTCCCCGACCCAACTGACTGGGTCACCAAAGCTTGGTCTCGAACCAAGCCGCAGCTACAACAGGCAACTGCGTTTGTTGCTCTTGCCGAAGGCAAGGACATACCCCGCATGCTGCATGAGACTGCTAAAGTCTTCCACGGAGTGTGGAAAGCATATAGTCCGTCTCATAGTATCAGTTCGTGGGATCAGAAGCCAAAGGAGGCTTCTGATGCGTTCCTGAATCATCAGTTTGGCTGGCGACCGTTTTTATCGGATCTCTCCGCTTTTGCGAAGACCTTCGATAATGCTCATGCCATAATCGCTAAGTTAACTTACGAGAATGGTAAGACACAACGGCGTAGGAAGACCCTGTCTAAGATAATTGACGAACCCACAGTTATTTCTTGGACTAATGGCTTTCAAACCATTGGTCTAGAACCCCAACTTCAGCAAAATATTGCCGGTTGGACGAACAGGTCTCTTTCTGAATATAAAGAGACTCATGTTCGAGCTGTGGGAGCTTTCAGTTACTTTAGACCTGAATTTGATAGGGGCGCTCGTATGCTATCGGGTGACTTCGATCCTGAAAAGGATAAGAAATATCACTCGCTCTGGAATACGGCGATGCGCCAGGCGACCATATATGGTCTCCGGGTTAACCCTACCAATATTTATAAAGCTATTCCATGGACGTGGGCTATCGACTGGATGTCAAACTTCGGCGATTATATCGATCGAATGACTGACATGTGGTTCGATAGCATTGCGGCCGACTACTGCTACCTAATGATGCATCAACACACTCGTAGGGTGCTCAGTTATGAGACACAATACAATGGTGTTGGTAGCATGTACGCTAATTTTGTTCGAAGTATCGATACGAAACAGCGTATAAGTGCCAGTAGTCCCTATGGTTTCGCTCTGACGTGGGATGATTTAACCCCACGCCAATTAGCGATCGCTGGTGCGCTAGGCATTTCACGTATTTAGTGTGTGCCGACTGTACCTTCGATCTATCGACCTGTCTGTTCAAGGATGATACCTTGGAAAAGTATCAGACCGATGACGGGTTTCACTCCACAAACTCTTGGAGGTCAACCATGGCTTTAGCCGATCCACAAGTTATCACCGTTAATAGCGTTGCTAAGTCGATGCCCCGGGTGGAAACATCCGGTCGCAAGTCGCTTTATGCGACTGATGACGGTTTGTTCTCAATGACCGTTTCGCATCAGACCACGGCTCAAGATCGAATTCGATCTTTAGCCGGGTTTGAGCAGCGGGCAGTCGTTACGAATCCTCTGGATTCGACCGATCAGGACTATGATTCTTTACGAATCAACGTCACTTTCGACAGACCTTCGTATGGGTTTTCCCTTGCGCAGGTTCAACAGTTGACTGCCGCCATAGTGGCGAAGATCAACGACGCTTTCGTTGCACAAATCTTTGGACAGCAGTCCTAAGGTCGGTGCGACGTGGATACGGTGCTAACCCCTTGGCGCCGTAGGGCGTCAGGGGTATTGGCTATTGCGTGGCTTGAAGCTGGCCCCCATTTCTGGAGGTGGCTTGAAAAGCAACGTAAGTGATTGCCTAGAGTTGATGGAACGCATCTATATAGATGCTACCATCAAATGTACCGCTGACGTTTCAGATTTGCGTGATTTGATAACGATTAAATCACGCGTCGAACATGAGGGTCTATCGTTTTTAACGATAACTCTGCCGAAGTTTTGTGATGACTTTCAACAAGCTATCGCAAATAGACGCATTGACTCAACAATGTTTCGCGAGTTCGCGAAAATTGGATCAATCCCTGCATTTTTGCAAGGTATGATCAGTCAAATGTTCGATTTTGAAACAGGAGAGATGTACAATGAATCCCTCGTACGAGAGGTTAAAACTTCTCATATTAGTTGCGCAGATGATTGGCCCACCGTTGTTGAATCAGTTCGACAAATTTGTCTTACGTTCAAGAGGGTGGAATTATCCTGTACGCCCGAAAGGACGCAGGCTTCACTTGCGCGATTCATCGACACTGAGCAGAGCTTTAATGCTTTCACGCTCCCTGAAGATGATGTTCGCGAGTTTCGCGATTTATCTTTTGTGCTCTGGTCTGATCTGGTACGTGATTTCACGCCATCAGATTTGGTACCAAGGCACGGTCCTGGAGCAACTGCTGAGCGGGTTTCTGGAAACCAGAAGTATCGCTGGCAGTTTTGGTTTGATAGGATTGAGCCTTACTTCCCTATTATCGATAATGGGTACCCTTTGGGCACCCCTGTCGATAGTGAGGAGCTCGAACTCGTTTCCTTCATACCAAGGGCAGATGAATTCCCAGTAAGGGTAATCACCGTCCCGAAAACATTAAAAGCACCCCGTACCATTGCTATCGAGCCTGCATGTATGCAGTATGTGCAGCAAGGTATTCGAGATTACCTTTATAGTAAACTCGAGTCCCACTTGATGACTGCTGGTCACGTAAATTTTACTGACCAAACAATTAACAAGCGATTAGCTCTGGCATCTTCAAACGACGATCGGTTTGCGACCATCGATCTTTCCGACGCTAGCGACAGGGTTCCCTTGTCTCTTGTGAAAGAAATGCTTTGGTTCAATCCGGTTTTACTGGATTGCATCTTAGCATGTCGTTCAGAACGAGCTCAAATGCCTGATGGGACCATTATTGGTCCTCTTCAGAAATTTGCCTCGATGGGCAGTGCTCTATGTTTTCCAATAGAGGCCATGTATTTTTATACAATATGTATAAAGGCCCTGTTGGATGAACATAATCTCTCCTATACGCGGCAGAACATCTTGCGATGTTCTCGCAGTGTATACGTTTACGGTGACGACATAATCGTCCCGTCTACGAATGCGGTAACTGTTCTTGTTTATCTGCGTAGATACAACTGCAAGATAAATGCCGACAAGACGTTCGTAACCGGTTGGTTCCGTGAATCTTGTGGGACAGACGCGTTCCGTGGTTACGAGGTTACACCTACGTACCTGCGCCGGATGCGTCCTAAGAACAGGCGGATGTCTAAGAACATCATCTCATGGGTTGCGACAGCTAACTCTTTCTATCAGAAAGGTTATTGGCGTACCTGCGAATACCTTTGGAAGGTACTCGAATCTGTATGTGGAAATTTTCCATATACTCATGCAGATAGTTCTGGACTTGGCCGTAAAACCTATATGAAGGGATACACTTCGATTCAAGTGTGGAGCAATCCACGCCACTCGAGGTGGAATAAAAAGCTCCAGCGCTTAGAAGTAAAAGCGTTGGTCCCTAAACCGATTCATCGCACTGATGAACTGGAGGGTTACGGTGCTCTTATGAAGAGTTTCTTAGTGAGTTTAGGACCAGATCTAAACCCTGCCCTCGGAGGGTCAGTGATTAAGAATCCTTGGGATGGATTTTATCCAGCCTCAGATTCTGAAATCCCTGATTTCCTTCGGGTTCAGGATATAAAACCTGATCCTTTGCGCTATATGGAGGATTTGCACCCTCCGTATATGCACTCTCATTTTCCTCGCTTGGATCATAACTGGTCCATTTTGAGGTCTAAGAGCTCGGATTTCGAGCATTCCGCACGGCGCGGTGCCGTTGCATTAAATCACCGCTGGGTCCGACCGTAAGGTCGGAGGGCAGTAATGCCTGAGGGGAGCGGAAAAGGTCGG